GGTTTGGTGAAGACGGACAACAAGATGAAGATGAATCCAACGAAGACTATGTAAAAAGATTTATGACTCATGCTCGTAGGTTTGAAACTAACAGCATAGATATCATGGGTCAGGTAGACTATTTGCGTGGTGCAAATGAAGAAGACAGAAGAAGATTTGGTAAACTATATGAAGATTATAACGCACTACCAAGTGCAGGTGAAGAAGGTGGCGATACTAAGTTAAGAGCTACCAAAGACTATTTAAAAGCTGCAATACTTGACCCTATAAATTTAGTAGGATTTGGTGTTGCTCGTTTAGGAACTGCTATTGTAGGTAAGATGGCAGTAAAAGAAGGGTTAAAAAGATTTATACCTAAGTCACAATTAACTAGAGCTATGGTGGGAACTACAGGTGCAGGTGCCGCGTATGGTTCTATGTACAATCTAGCACAACAAGATATAGAAAGAAAAAGCTATATGATTGATGAAGAAACAGGAGAAGAAAAAACACCTGACACTGAAATAGATTTAATGGATACGGCTTTTGATGCAGTTATAGGAGCAGGTATAGGTGCAGGTTTAGTTGGTGCAGGTGCAGGTGTAGGTATTGGTGCAAGAAAACTATTTGGCAGGGGAGATAAGGACAAAGGTATATTAAATAAAATAGAAGCAGATGAGGTAGAAAACTTAGACCCTGTATTAGGACCTCAAAAAATTGACCCTGCTGAGTTAGAAGAAGCAGAAGAATTAATAAGCAAAGCTAAAAAAAGATTTGACGAAAAAGAATTTGACCCAAAGAAAGCCAAAGAAAAATTAGATAAAAAAATATTGACTGAAGAAGAAATACTTAGACAGCCACCTATTGTAGATGCAAAAGTTTTAGTTGAGCTATCAAGAAAGATGGGTAATATTGTAAAGAATATATCAGAAGAACAGGCTAAAAAAGGCGACCCTATTACTCTAGTAGAGAGAGCAGGCAAAGATAAATTAGTTAGTAATACTGTTACAGCTATCATAGAAAATATAGATAAGATAGATGAAGACATACTACAAGCAGCACTAAGAAAAGAAGGAATAGACGAAAAAAGATTCTTAGATTTTCTAGAAACAACAGGTGAGTTTGCTGTCATGGAACGTATGACAATACGAGAAGCTGCACAAACACTTGGTGCTAGAGGTGCTTTAGGAAAGTTAAGAAATAAATTAATGTCTCTTGACCCTGCTCTTAAATCAAGACTAGATGAGTTGTATGGAGGTCCAGAGGAAGTAACTAGTTCAATGGGTAGTGCATATAACTTTCTTAAAAGATTAGACAGAGAACGTAGAGCATTAATGGTAACACAGCTTGCAACGACTGCACGTAACGTAGCTACAGGTTTATCTGTAGTCACATTTGAAACTCTCGCTAATACTATGGAAGCTACTCTATACCATTTAGGTAGAGCAGCTAAAGGTAAGTCAGAAGGATTTAGTGTTGGATTACAGGATTGGGCAAAGGATAGTTTTGGATTGCTGTATCGTTTTGTACGGCAAGGACAAAGTAAAGAAATATCTGAGTTCTTACTAGAAAATAATCCTCGTTTAAATAAAATACTATTTCGTACTATGGGTGACGTTGGGGAAAAAGAAGCAGAAACTCTTTCTTCTTTTGCAAGATATGCTAACACATTAAACATTACACAAGACGCATTTTTTAGACGTGCTTTCTTTTCAGACTTTGTTACAAAGAAACTAAGAAGAGCAGGTGTAGATTTAAGTGATTTAGAAAAAGGTGGTTCTAGTATATTTGGAAAAGCAAAGAAAAAGAAAGGTCAGATCAACACAGAGGTTCAGTTACTTAGAGATGGCATGGAGTATTCATTAAAGAATACATTTGCTCTTATGCCAAGGAGTGGACCTGCTCATCACTTTGTAAAGTTTGTTGAATCATTTCCTATGATGCCTGTTATAGGTACAGGTGAGTTTCCGTTTGCTAGGTTTATGGCAAATGCTATGTCGTTTCAATTAAAATATAGTCCTATCAATGGTGCGTATGGTATATATCAGGGTGCTATAGCAGGAGCTATGAAAGGTTTAGGTAAACAAACTACACCTCAACAGATGCAAGAGATAAGAGAAAGACTTGGACAAGGTATGGTGGGATCAGCTGCGTTAGCTACTGCTATATACTATCGTGAGAATAACCAAGATACAGAATGGTTTAATCTTAAAGCTAAAGATGGTAGACCTGTTGATATGCGACCATTCTTTCCTGCTGCACCTTACATGATTGTTGCTGATATGATTGTTAAATATAACAATGGCGAGCTTGATAAATTAAAAGGCAAAGATTTTATAGATGGATTTACAGGTGCACAATTTAGAGCAGGAGCCGCGTCTTACACAGTTGATAAGTTCTATGAAGTAATTGGTGCAGAGGGTGGCTTAGAATCTATTGGAACAGAAAAACTTGGAGAGTTAATTGGTGGTTATGTAGGTGAAGTGACATCAGGATTTGTTACACCTGCTCGTGTAGTTAAAGATATTGTTGCTGCATTTGATGAGGAAGAAGCTATTGTAAGAGACTCGTCTACTGTTGAAGGTGTTGGTGCTAAAGAACGTGGTGTTAATGCTTTTCTAGCAAAGTTTATAAAGAATATTCCATATGCATCTCAAACATTGCCTGAATACGAATCTCCCACAAGAGAAGGAACAATCAGAACACAATCACCTATACTAGGACAGGTATTAGGATTAAGGTTTAGGGAAAGAGCAAACCCTGCAGAGACAGAGTTAGTAAGACTAGGATATAAGAGCTTTGAAATACTTCCTACAAAAGGAGATAAAGAAGCCGATAGACTAACCAAAAAAACATTAGGTTCTGTAATAGAAAAATACATAGGGGATTTAATTAAAACACCTGAATATAAGAAGATGGAAGAAGCAGATAAGAAGGCTTCAGTTAAAATATTTTTAAGAAAATTAAGATCAGTTGCTTCTGACTTCGCAGAGATGGAAGCAATAAAGGCTGCACAAACTGAGGGTGCAACCTTTACTCCATTTGATAGGGCACAATGGTCTAGGCTAGATAAAAATCAACGTAAACAAGCTAACCAATATTATATGAAAGTTCACGGAAAAACTGTAGAAGAGATGGGAGAATATAGAAAAGGCATTCTCATAGGAAGACTTCTAGGTAGAAAGCCCTTGCTATCTCTTATCCCCACTACCCCCTAGTACACCACGTTTCTTTCTATCACTTAACTTATCAAGATTAGACTGCATCAATGCACCTAAGTCTAGGTTAAGATGATCAGCTAACATAGCACAGTACCATAGGACATCCCCTATTTCCCCACCAAGATCGTGACTCTTCTTGTTGTCACGTATAACCTTCTTAGCTTTATTAGCTATCTCACCTGCTTCACCAACCAATCCCAAACTTAAATACTCAAGAGCTTTATCTTTAGGAAAGATGGCAGTCTCCTTTGCTTTTGTTTGGTAGTCTGATGCTACCAATAAACATTTTTTTCTATCTTGCATAAACTTCCTTGCTTCCTCTTCTAGTTTCATAATTAATAACTTTCTTTAAACTTTGTGCGAATGCAGAATTAAATCCACGTAGCCATTCTCTGTATTGCATACTGTTTGCACTATACGGTGGCACAAGAAGTTTGTTGTTGTGATCTACTCCTCTGTAAAAAGCATTCCTTCCTTTATCAAACTGTATCCTCAAGGGTGCATCATACTTCTTTAATCCATGCCTACGTTTTAGCATTCTTCATCTCCTCTATTTGATTTTTAAGTGCAGTGTTTTCTTGCATTAAAGAATTAAATATATTTAAGAGCTTCATCTTATCTGATGAGCCTATGATCAACTCTTGTACTTCTAAAGCTGTCATTGGTTTTGTTTCTTCAGTCATAATATTCTCCTTTCTATGTTGCTATTATGTCTACGACCTCACATACACCTGCTGTGCATGCGAGTTCTTTACTACCTGCTGTGGTGTCAATTCCCTTTTCAAACTCAGAGAGCTTATCCCAATCAACACTGCTAGGCATTTCTTTTATTAGTTCTTCATACTTATCTTTATCAATCGCTTGATAAGGAGCTTGTGCATAAGTGTGATCACTGTGTGGTAGGAAACTTATGCCTGATATGTCATCAAAGTTTCTGTATACCCAAGCTCCAACATTCAACCAATCATCTTCTTTGACAGATATAGTTACAGATGGTTTGTGTTCACACCAATACCTTTGAAATGTTTCCCAAGTACGTAGCTGATCTAATGCACTAAGCTCTGTCTGTGCACCTTTGGGAGCTTTCATAGGAAAGCTAAACACTGTAGTGCTATCAGGCTTCATTACATCAGGTTCATTGGGTATACCTGCTGACTTCATAAACTCTGTTAGAGGGTCTTTGTTATCACCACGTACAGTACGGATATAATACTCACTATACCTAGTGTGTATGCCACTAGCACTGTCTACTAGTTGAGATACAGTACCACTTGGTTTGACACAGGTGATAGCAGTTGACTGTGGTATGCCTAATTTCTTTGCAAGTTTTTTGTTTGTATCAACGGCTTTCTTTTTTAGTTTTTCTAATATGTCACCAACTCTTTCTCCGTCAAATATTTGCTGACCATCCTCAAAGAAGATTGTATTATGAGCATTAAATAATTCGCTGTCCATTATACCTGTTAGTGATACACCAAGTAGTCTCTCTTCTTCTGTGTTATCTTTCCATATCTTGCGTAGATATTTAAAGTCTGTAAGAGTAGACTGTAATGTGCCTAGTATTGTAGCTACCTCTACCTTTTCAAGTAGTGTCTCTTCAGTGTCGTCTGATCTAACAACTACTTCAGATAGATTACAGAATTGATATGGTCTAAGTATAATTTCACTACAAGGATTGCAACCAAAAGCATGATCAGTATCACGTCTTCCACTCTTGCCTGCTTGTTTCTTAGCTGAGTCTCTATTAAAGATACCACGTTCTCCTGACTTACTCTCTACTAGAGCTAACCATTCACGCATAAATGTCTCCATACTTATCTTACCTTTGTAGGCTACACTATTATTTGCTAGTGCTCTTTGTCCTTCATTCTCCCACCACTGACCTGACTTAGCATGTCTCATTTGATCGTCACCTAGATTTGAAAGACTGATGAGGGCAGATCGTCTAACCCCTCCAACGACTACTACCTCACCAATCTTACACATTATGTCGTGGCATTCAATAGGGTATAATCTTCTACCTGCTGCACCTTTAAACTTACCGACACAAAACTTATAAAAATCTACTAATGGTTCAGGACCTGATGCCCTACCACCAAATGTTTTTAACCTAGCACCTGCAGGTCTAACATCTTCTACATCAAACTCAGGAACTTGTCCTACATAAAGCATAGCAATAAGTTCTCTTACTGCTCTTGCCCAACCTGCTCTTGAATCACCTACCTTAATAACAGTAGTGCTGTCTTCAAAGTGTTCATTAACCACAGGTAACTTATCTACGTTCTCTCTTTCAACTGAGAACCCTACACCTGTACCACACATAAGTATGTACATACATTCATCAAAGGCACGAGGACTATCAACAGGTAGGTATGAACAGTTATACCCTGCAACATTACATTTATCTAGTGCTGTACCTGCTGTCATTAGTGCTCTCATACTTGGCATAACATTTAAGTTAGCTATGTTTTTAAATATCTTATCTTGTAATTCTAAAGACAAAGTAAAATTGTGTTTCTTAGATACATGATTAACAACATAATGTACATATCTTTCTACTGTCTCTGTCCATGTTTCTCTTCTTCCTTCTTCAGGCAACCATCTTGCATAGCGTGATAGTGCTATAAAGTTTTGATAGTCTGTTGGTAGTGTGTGTTCATTGTTCATCTTTTATCTCCTGTGTTACTTTCATTGTCTTAATTGTTACTCCATTGATGTCGTGTAAATATTCACGAACACCGTCTTCTAACTCTTCCGTTATATCTCCATCAGATGGTACAAGATAATCGTCAGGGTCTACGTCTAGATTTAACCACATTCTAACTTGTATTTTCATTTGTAATCTCTATTAGTTTATTTAAATACCAACTAGCTTTCTTCAAGTCTTGCTTTCCACTTTTATATCTATATCGCCATATGTATTTCATTATGTTTCCTTGTAGATAATACTCAAAGCCTACGTCTGTAGCAGCTTGAATGGCATCAATACATTCTATACCTCTTTGATTGTAGTGAGGTGGGTGGTTTACCATATCAGATTCTTCTGCTTTAAACTCATCAATAGTATTACCCTTTTCAAACTCTATCATTTCTTTTACTGTTGCATTCATTAGGCACTCCCTTCTGTATCAGATTTAAAATCAAGTGAGATGACATTACCATCTTTACTTTTAATTGTCAACTTATCTTTTACTCTTGTGTCTTTTTTATTTAACTCTTTTGTAAACTCTTCTATCTCATACATTAAATCTTTATCTACTTCCATCATAGGAACAATGCTTGCCATACAAGTACACAAATGAAACATTGCTTCGTTGTCCATATTAGTTAAACCGTTTTCTTTTGAGGTTACTATATTTATTTCTACTTGCCCTGTCCAAGCTCTGTTTGTATCTAGGGTAGGTCTGACACTTATTATAAAGTCTTCAGGTTTAAAATGTTTTGAATCTATTTTTTTCATATCTAACTCCTTTTTATTTTTCTACCCCTATAAGGAATAAAAGTTTTTGTTAATGTTTTTCCTTTTTCTTTTAGCCATTCTTCAGGTATAATTCTATCATAATAATTAAACCCATATCTTATACACCACTGTGCGTAAGAAGACTTTGCACCTTTACGTAATTTTCTTTTACTATTTGTAAACACAAAACGAATATCTAATTTAGGATGTTGCTTCTTAATAGCTATATGTTTTCGCCTATCTAAAGCTGTGAACATACCTTTTGTTTCAATTATTATTCCATTGTTTAATACAAAGTCAGGAGTATAGGTGCGATATGCAAGGTCTTCCCACTCAATCTTTACCTTTTCATAAGTAAATACTATCTTTAACTTAGTTAAGTAAGTGGCAACAGTATCTTCCAAACCACTCCTATACCCATTCTTTCGTGCTATATGTTTAGCACTGTACGCTGACATAACTAGAAGTTATACCAACGAATTGTTCCGTTGTAGTTATCGTTGTCTCTGCTTAGATAACCTAACGACTTCATCTCTTCACGCACTAGCTTCTCTGCTTCTTTGCGTTGCTCTATAGCTACACGTAGCCCTTCTGTTCTACGCTCCCTATATTCTTTCTTCATTGCGATAAGTTCTTTTTCTTTTTCTTTAATCATATCACCTAGTTCTTCAATTGTTGTTGTCATATATTTAGCTCCATATTTTCTTTGCTTCTTGTTTTAGTTTATAACCCCAAGTCCATGAATCATAGTTAGGGTATACTAAAGAAGCTAACTCATGTCTATCATTGCTGACGGACAAAAATTTCTGTATACTAAATGCTACTTTCTTTAGTTGCTTTTTGTACACAGATAAATTATCTAGTGTGAACTTCTTATAATCTTTTGGTGTAGCAAAAAATAAGTCCACACTATTATCAGGGTATGCCATAGAATAGAAAGCCATCTGTCTCATCTGTGCTTCAGTTGGTTTAGATGGCATGCGTGTTGTTGTTTTTAAATCTACTATCTTATCTTTAAATCTAAAATCAATGTAACCCATAACAGGTATAGGCATATCTTCTAGTTCTACTTCTACTCTTTCTTGGTAGTCTTGCAGGTCAGTGTAGTCAAAGTTGTCATCAATAATTTTGCCAAAGTTTTTTAAAAGTTTCTTTTCTTTTTCTATCTTGACATCTTCAAGGTCAAGTTTAAATTCAATGCAAGTGTCTATATATTTTACTTCCAAAGAATCAAAGTCAAACTTTCCTGTCTTATATTTATCTGCTAAGACAGACTCTTGCACTATACCTCTGACTGCACCTGCTCCACTGCCTGATTTAACACCAAACAAATACCTAGCTACCCACATAGGCACATCGCTTATGTAGGTATTCATGCTGCTAGGCGATAGGTAGTCAATGTTGTGTACCTCAAATGGATTATTCTTCTTCATTAAAAAGGTATCTCATCTTCAACATCAACAAGGTTCTTAACTACATCCTTATCAGATGTAGACATATCTGCAGGCTTCGCTTTCTCATTCCATGCATTGAATATGTATGAGTTATAGTTCTCAATCCATTGCATAAAATCAGAGAAGTGATCTTGTGTGCCATCATCTACGTCTAATACATCTGAGTTTAAGGATGCAGTAGGTAGGTAGTAGGAGTTACCGTTAGGCAACTTTCTTTCTTCAGAACCTAGTCCTATTGTGTATTGTACAGGTAGGTGCTTTCTACTACCAATCTTGGCTATGGGTTCGCCCATTATTTTAAATGCATCTCTGTTGTCTACTTCCCATATGAATGGTAAGTTTCCAATCTCCATTGCATCATTACCATCAGCATCCAATACTGAACCTGCTGATAGAGTTCCAATCAATACTCTTACTCTCTTGATACTCTTCAAGAGTTCCTTTGTCTTGACAGGTAATGCTTGGTAATCCTTCACAAAACCTGCAGGCTTTCCACAGTTAAACCCACCTGTGTTATCCTTGAGGTCAACATTTAAGTTATCTGCCATAATAGTCTTGACATAAAAGCCTTTACCTGATTCAGGTTTGACAAACTTCTTATACATAAATCTCTGTACATAAGGTCTGATTGTAACATCGTCAGAATAAAATACACTCTCACTAGATAAGTCATCTATCTTATAAGAACCACCATTGACTATGGCAGCCTGTGTTTTTTTACCCTTGACTTCAACCTCACCCATAATCGGTGAGTGTTGTATTTTAAGACGAGCAAGTTGTGCTGTCTGTTTCTTTTGGGTTAGGTCTACTCCCATCCCCATCTTCTGTGCCATATCGGCAAAGTTATTTGTATCTATATTCATATATATAAACTCCTTCTGTTAAGTGTTCTAGTTATATCAGCTAACATCCTTCGTGTCAAGCCAATTATTACCTATTTTTGCTTCTAATACTAATGGTACATTTAAATCTATTTTGAACTGTTTGTCAACAATTATTTTCAATCTATCATTAGTATTTTTTATTACACCAAGAACTGATTCAACCTCGTCAGGGTGTACATCTATTACAATACTATCATGTACTGTATTAACTATGCATGACTGCATACTGTGTAGTTGTTTCTCTATATCTAATAGAGTTATAGGAACTATATCTGCTGTCGCAAAGCTCTGCACAGGAAAGTTCTTTATCTGTGTAAAGTGTGTAGGTGAACCATTAAACCTTCTCTGTACATCAGGAAAAGCAAATGACCTACCTGATGGTGTCTTTATTCTGCCATCATTCAGAGCTTCCGTAGCCAATCTGGCATGCCAAGATGCGATTCCTTTGTACTTTTCCGTGAACTGTCTATAATACGTTGCTTCAGCAGGCGACCTCCCAAACCCTGTAGCTCCGTAGAGTGGTGCGAACGTGTGTGCTTTCGCTTCTTGCCTACTAATCTTTTGACCACCTTCAGTAATAACTTTGGCAGTGTAGTTATGTACGTCAAACCCATTGTTTATCTCCTTCATTGCTACTTCATCCTGTGACAAATATGCAGCAGTTCTAAACTCTAGTTGAGCAAAGTCTGCTTCAAGTATCTTGCCACCTTCCCATCGTGACACAAACACACGTTCTTCACAGGAAACGTGCCACCTCTTGGCATATTCTGCATGTTGGGGTCTGCTCCACTGAACCTACCTGTCGCTGTACGGTGTTGTAATAATCTAACGTGTAGCTTTCCGTCAGACTTGATGTTAGATGCTATGCCCTCAACGAATGAAGAGAGGTAGCTATCTAAAGCTGATAGTCTAATTACTTTTTCTAAGAAGTTTTCTGCTCTGTCCATATTCTTTTGACGAGCAACGGACTTTAAGTATTGAAGACTGTTCTTACTTGTAGTAAATCCATTAGCTGATATCCACTTAGCAGTCGGTGGTGTAAAACCCATACCTGCTAACTCCGATGTAGGAATAAACTTATATCCTAGTGCATCACATTCTATACATCTGTTCTCGTTTGCATAGGGTGTGCCATCCTTTCTAGTCTTTCTAATCTTTCCGTGTCCGTGACACACGTGGCACTGTTCTGCCTTAGTCTTTCTAAGTATCTCTGCCTTGCTATTTATAGCTAAACGAAACTCATCTTTTGGCATGTGAGAATTGAATGTCATAACCCAATCGTGTTTGTCTATAGGTTTTCTAGAATATATTAACCACGACAGTTGCTCAGGACTATTTAAATTTACAGGTGTGTCACCCATAAAATATCTAGTCTCTTTGTTTAGCTCTGTCTCTATCTCTCTCTTCTCTTGAGTAAATAACTTACGTACCTCATCAAGACCATCAACGTCAACACTAAAACCAACACGATAAATCCTAGCCAAACAAAGGGCAACACTATTAGTAAGAGTAACAGTGTCCAAAAGATGTTCATATTGTGGTGACTGTAGCTTCTTGTATATTTCATTTGATAACTCCTGTGTTGCGTGTAAGTCTGCTGACAGATACTCTGATAACTCATCAGGTGGTATGTCTGCCACACTATAACCTTTCTTAAAGTATTCTTTTAATGTGTCTTGTTTCTTTGTGTCAAGGTCATATCTTTCTGCACATAGCTCTAGTGTAAGAGGTTGCTTCTGTCCTTCTTGTAGTATGTACTCTCCTAACATAGTATCAAACACATCTCCTTCATATTTAAAACTAGACTCCCACAACCACATTAAATCGTGAACAATATTGTGTCCAATCAACACGGTTGCTTCATCAAGTAGTGATTGTATTTTATCGTAAACATTTTCTTCATTCATTCTATACAGATACTCATCACCTTTCTCTGTAAGTATGCCTACCATTACTAGTTCATTCCTCTCTTCAAAAGGGTCAAGATGTAGTTTACCCTCACGAGTTTGAACTGTATTCTCTACGTCAATTGTTATCTTCATAAACTCTCCTTATGTTTAGTCATATATATGACAGCTTTTTTAAGTCTTGTCAAGCTATCTTTGAACCCACCTAAACCTACGTTACAATGATGACATAACCAACCTCTAAATGTACCTGTGTCGTGACAGTGGTCTAACACCCAATTCTGTAGACGTGGTTGATTATACTTGCCTATCTCTTCTATATCTCTGTCGCATATAGGACATTTGTAATCATCAGCAGGGTATGGGTGTTGCTGTTTTAGTTTCTTGACCAAGCTAGATTGATTTCTCATGCAAGTTCTGCATGTTCTTTTAATTTCTGTAGGTTTATCACTAGCATAGTTCATCGCACTGAACTGATCTATGGGTTGTTGTGTATTGCATTTAATGCATACCAAGGTATCTTTAATAACAACCTTTTCTTTTATTTTGTTTCCAAATAAATCTCTCATGCGTTGTACCTAGCTAATAAATAATCTAGCTCACAATGTACACTACCATGCCAACCTGATAATTTATTCTTGACAATGTTAAGATGTCTTTGTGCATCCTCTTCGTCTTGTCCTTCTACTTGTGGGTTCTTTGCTATCAGTATCATTAAATCAGCTTCAGCTGCTTTACCTGTACGTGACCCTTCCATCATACTCTGATTAAGTATAACCTTGCCCTCTGCTTCTGCACTTAGCTGAGACATATATAATATAGCACAGTTATATTGCTTTGCTATCTGTCTAGCGTGTATGGCACAGGCTTTGAGTGCTTCATCAGGTCTAGCATGTCCTTTGTAGGTGGCAAACTTATCACCCATATCAAGTACAACTATATCAGGTTTAGACTTCTTGACTGCTGACTCAACCCAACCCATATCAAGTCCTGTTGTATCCTTAATAAATATATTCTTACGCAAGGGTGCATATATCTCATTAGCTCTTTGCATATTAGCTTTCACCTCGTGTAAGTTCATACCTGTACCTGCTGTAAGATACCTTGCACCTACCCTGTGATAGCCTTCTTCATTACATAGGATAATACACTTAGCACCTTGTGATGCAAACCCACCCGGACCTGCTATGAGACTAGCATGGAATGATGTCTTACCTGTGTTGGGTCTTGCACCCACCTCAATAAGATGTCCTGCGTTGATACCCTCAATCTTCCTACATAATGTAGGTATGTTGAATGTCCACCTTGCTTCAAGGTCATTCTTATCTAGTAGGTTTTCTATGCTGATGTCATCCCACTCTATGTTTAAGGTAGGTGTGAAGTCATCTCCATACTGCTCTAACATTTTACGCAAAGGTTCTAGAGAACTCTGTGTACCATTAACATAATCAAATCCTAAGTTTGCAATGTCCTCTCCTATCACCTGCTGAAATAACTTAGACAATACCTCTTGTGCTACATCATCACCCATAGGTTTCTCACTCTTAACCTGTCTGAACATAGCACCATACGCATTCTTCTGTGCTGTAGTCATACTAGGATTACTAGAAAGAAACAGTGCCTGCACTTCATCAGGTGTCACCGTTCTCTCATATCTCTGCATAGCTTTGTCTATAACAGACTTTATCTTTTGTGCATCCTTACTAAATAATCTGTTAGGACATCTTGCTCCACGATGGTCTTCGTAGAACTTCTTATTCATTAAACTTCTTAATAGTGCTAGTTCCATATCATCTCCTTTAAATTATTAATATCTATTTCTTCTTCATACTTTAAGTCATCTGTTAAACGCAGTACCTTAGCAGTACGTACCCAACTTTGCAACTCTTTTCTTATCTGTAATGTTTTTTGCAGTGCATCAGGGTCTAGTGCAACTACAACTGTGTCAAAGTTATGGCATATAAATCTTTTATGCTCGTCTAATAAATTTGTACCAAGCAATGCGACACC